GGAGCCGCAAGAGCTTTGGACACAATGCTTTCAGTAACAAAAGATCCAAGCAAGATATCAGTAAAGTGGGACGGTAGTCCAGCAATGATATTCGGAGTTGGAGATAACGGTAAATTTATTCTTACTGACAAATCTGGTTTTACTGCCAAAGGATACGACGGTAAAGCAAAATCTGGAGAAGATTTAAAGAACATGTTTTTAGATAGAGGCAAAAAGTCTGGAAAACCAATGTCAAAAGACTACATTAATTTTGCCAATAATATGGGTGGTATGTTCGAAGCTTTTAAAAATGCTTTTCCAAAGGGATTAAAGGGCTTTTTTAAAGGAGATCTATTATATCAAGCAACTCCTCCAATTAAAAACGGTAACTTCGTATTCAAACCAAACATAACTACGTATACAGTTCCTACCAACAGCGACATGGGAAAACAAATCGCTAAGAGTAAAGTGGGTATTGTATTACACAGATACATTGCGCCAGACGGAAAAGAATATCCAATTAAGAATATCTCTGACTATAAGTTCACAACCAATTCTGGCTTATTTGTAGTTCCACCTGTGTTTATAAAGACTTCTCCAAAGGTATCAACTAGTTTGGTATCTAAAGTAAAAGGCGAAATATCAACATACGGTAAAGATATCGACACTTTATTGGATAAGTCTAAGTTGTCTTCTATGAAACTTTCTAATTTTCCTGACTTACTATACAAGTTTACAAATTCAAAAGTTAGTGACTTAAAATCATTGAGTTCAAAAGAATTCATAAAATTCATAGAAAAAGAATCCTCTTTAACAGACGCAAAGAGAAATAATATCATACAATACTGTAACGCTAACGCAAAAGCATTGGACTCAGTGTTCTCAATAGCAAAAGGCATTATCGCGATAAAAGACGATTTAATAAAGCAACTAGATTCTCAAGATTTGGGAGTTAAAGCGTCAGTTGGAGATATCGAGGGTGGTGAAGGCTACGTTGTTGCTGATCCAAAGGGCGATATTAAATTAGTTAATCGTGCAGGATTTTCTGCAGCAAACAGAGCAGTTCAAAGATAATGACGCCAAAAGAAAAAATAGCCCTCCTACAAGATTTCGTGGAATATTGCGAAAATGCCTTAGACATAAAGAACTTACCGAAGGTAAAATTTGTTTTTGACAGACAGTGGGCTACCAACATGCACAGCTTTGGTAGATATAGAAATGGAGAAAGAGATGTGACTGTCTATATGAGAAATAGAAACATGGCAGATGTACTTAGAACCTTAGCACACGAACTAGTACACCACAAACAAAACGAATTAGGTAAACTAAAACCTGATAGTGGTGTAACAGGATCAGAAGTAGAAAATGAGGCAAACGCAAAAGCCGGAATCTTAATGAGAGATTTCGGAAAAGAGCGAGAGGAGATATTCGAATCTGAGAGCCTTAAGCTGGCGAACATACTAAAAGAAATAAAAAGAAAATAAGATGGAAAAATCAGTTTTGAAAAAAGAGTTTAACAAGAAAGATGTTCAAAGAATGAGGAACATTATTTCTGGTAAAACAGGAGCTGCTACGCAGACTCTTACAGGTTGGGAAAAGAAACATACAGATCATACAGAAGGAGACGTTTGGGAAGAAGATGGACGCACCTGGACTATAAAGAGCGGAATTAAGCAGAATGTTACCAAGCTAGACGGCATAAAAAGATTGGTGGTGCTGCCAATAGCTTGCCCCAACTGTGGTAAGCACATGAAACTTACCGAAACCAACAAAAAGATGTACTCAATTCACAAAATGTGTTTGGAGTGTGTAGTTAACATGGAGGCCAAGATTAAATTAGACGGTAAATGGGAACAATACGAGAAAGGCATCGTTAAATCAAATGCATTGGCAAATCTAGTTGACTTCGAAAAGGCTGTAGACTCGTGGTACCAAGAAAAAGACTCGTTTGTATCAGAATCAGGAGAAGTAGAGAACTGGCAAGGCGGAGATAAGACAAAGATGTACGAAGAGATCAAGACCAGACTACAAGAGATGAAAAACACCGATATTTATTAATAAAATTTTCATAAATGCCAGCGGTATCTAAAAAACAACAAAAATTCATGGGAATCGTTCACGGATTACAAAAAGGAACGGTTAAACCATCAGAGGTATCCAAAAAAGCACAAAACGTAGCAAAAGACATGAAACCAAAAGCAGCAACTGACTTCGCATCAACAAAACACAAAGGCCTTCCTACTAAAGTTAAGAAAGAAAACGTAGACGGAGCAATAGATACTCTATATATGGTTAAAAAGCCTTTCGATGGCTGTAATGCTAGCTCTTTAGTAGCTCCATTAGACCCTTTACAAGGCGCACAAGATCAAGCAGATCAAGTTCATGGAGTATTTCCAGACCAAGATCGAGCAATGGCTATCGCTGAAACGCTTTACGAAGAGTATTGCACTAAGATGGAAGCTTTAGAAGAAAAGAAAGGCGCTGTAACAGGCAAGATCTCTTCTGCTATTGACTCTTTAGAGAAGAAAAGAAAGGAACACGTTGACATGGCTAAAGCCGATCCTAAGAACGCATCACAGCACAAAGACAAGATTGCTATGTTAGCTACAAAGATCGACGATTTGATGAGTAAGCTTGAAAAAGTAGAAAGATCAAAGAAAGCAAAAGAAATTGACGCTAAAAAAGATAAAAAATAATGGAAGAAGTAGCAAAATTCATATCGAATCTATTAAATAGTCGCCAACAAGCTCACGTATATCATTGGCAAGCAGTTGGAGAAGGCTCTAATGCTGTTCACGAAGCTTTAAACGAATACTACGATAAGATTGTTAAAAAAATAGACGGATTGGTTGAGTCTATTCAAGGTCGTAACGGCATTATTAGAGGATACAACCTAGAATTCGCAGTTAGAGAAGACAATAAACCGTTAATCTACTTCCAAGCGTTGGTTAAATACGTAGAGGCCGTAAGACAAAGATTACCTCAAGACTCTTACGTACAAAATCAAATAGATGAGATCGTAGATTTGTTAGAAACAACTAAGTACAAATTAGAAAACTTAAGATAGTGATTAGATTAGGTAACTTATTAAACGAAATACTTCAAGAAAAGTCTTGTTGGAAAGGGTATATCGCTAGAGGTACTAAGAAAAAAGGAGACAGAATGGTTCCTAACTGCGTTCCTTTAGAAGAGGAAGAGCAATTAGAAGAAGCCAAGTATCAAGGTCGCACAGTTACTCTTAACAAGCCTTTCTTAACTCCTGATGGTCCTAAAAAGAGATCAGTGTACGTTAAGAACGAAAAAGGAAACGTAATTAAGGTAAGCTTCGGTCAAAAAGGTGTAGCAATTAAGAAACACTTACCTAAACATAGAAAATCTTATAGAGCAAGACACGGTTGTGATAGACCAGGACCAAAATGGAAAGCAAACTACTGGTCTTGTAAAGCCTGGTAAAATATGATAAAATTAAAAGACATACTATTAGAAATGGGCTCGATGACAATCGCGCCTGTTTTGGATTTATACGATACAAACCCAGAAAAAGTTTCAAGCGTTCTATTTCCTGGACAAAAATTAAAGTCTAAAGAAGATATAGAAAAAGAACTAAGAGGATTAGACTATAATGAGTTCAGTCAATTTAGAGATGAACTTGGAGTAGAGATAGAAGAGGCAGAAAGAACTAAAGCAGGTAGAAAAGTAAACAAAGCCTATCTTACTAAGAATAAGTCCGCAATGAAAGGAGAGATCGACAGAGTAGCTAAATTAAGCAACGATGATCCCTCAGCTTACACTAAATGGGACGCAGATTACGCAGACAAAGATAAAAAGAAACCTTACAAGACAAAAAAATCAGCGGCAACTTCAGCTTACGAAAAAAGATTTGGCGAAAGTATCAACGAAGGAGATGCAGACACAGCTTTAGCTAACAAAGCAAAAGCAACTGGCATTTCAAAAACAGTTTTAAGAGGCGTATACGATAAAGGACTAGCTGCATGGAAAACTGGCCACAGACCTGGAGTTGGACAACATCAGTGGGCAATGGCAAGAGTTAATTCTTTTGTAACTGGAAAAGGCGGAGCAAGAAAAGCAGACAAAGGTTTATGGAAAAAAGCAAGCAAATCGAAAAAGAAATAATAATGAAACTTAAAGACATTCTTAAAGAGGCAGTAGCCGAAATCTCTTACAAAAATTCAGGATTAAAGAAGCCAAACTTAGCTGACTTAGATAAAGATAAACAAATCTCTTCTTGGGAAAAGAAAAGAGGCGGAGCTATCGAAAAAAACATGAAAACTGAGTTCAAAACGCAAGCACCTAAGAAAGAAGGAATTAGATTTGGTAACGAAGAGAGACCAATGGAAACAATGCCATCATTATCAAGATCAGAGATGAGTGCAATGGATTCTAGAAATAATATATGTAAAGAGTGTGGAGCCGCTATGATGTACGAAGATAAAATGTGTGCAGAGTGTGGATATACGGAAGAGGAAGACGGTGACGCTACTTCTTTGGAAGCAGCTCTTATAAACGGACCAGTTAAAGACGACGAAGATGCATATTCTGAAGGAATGGATCACGAAGTTTCAATGGCAAAAGCCAGTTTACAAAATATTGTAAGCAACGCTAGCGCATTAATGAATAAAATGGGTGACGAAGAGATTGATATTCCAGCTTGGGTACAAGATCATATTACAAACGCTGACAATTATATTAGTCAAGCAAACGACGGATACTACGAATACGAAGCAGGTGAGAATAACGAAATTCCTGATCAAGAAATATACGAAACAAAAGGAACATCTATTTTTGGTGCAGATGATAAACGCGGAGATTATCCAGTTGGAGATTTAGAATATAGGAGACAAAAAAATAATCAAGCACTAGCACAAAGAAAGAATAATTATCCACCACCCACAGAAAAAGTTGTATTGACACAGAAAAAAAATGCACGCAAATGGAAAACATGAATCTAGATAAATTAAAAGGCCACATACCAGACAAAGTAATTGAACAGATTCCTGGAGTAATGGAGAAATTCCAAATCAATACTCCATTAAGATTAGCTCATTTTCTAGCTCAATGCGGTCATGAATCTGGTGGATTTAGATTGACAAAAGAAAACTTAAACTATTCTGCAAAAGGTTTGAATGGTATTTTTAAGAAGTACTTTCCAACATTAGAATCAGCTTTGCCTTATGAAAGAAAACCTGAAAAGATTGCTAATAAAGTTTATGGAGGTAGAATGGGTAACGGCGCAGAGTCAACTGGAGATGGCGCTAAATATTGTGGTCGCGGTTACATCCAATTAACCGGTAAAGACAACTACACAGCATTCGGAAAATCAATCAACGAAGACATTGCAACTAACCCAACATTGGTTGCTGACAAATACGCTTTGTTATCCGCTGCATGGTTTTTCAATAAGAATAAATTACACATAATGGCTGATGGCGGTGCTACTGATGCTGTAGTTACTTCAATCACAAAGAGAGTGAACGGTGGAACTATCGGATTACCTGACAG